TCGCCACGTGAAAAATGTCAGGTTTTGGGCTTGGGGGGGTGTGGGGGCCTGGGGCACTGGCCGTGGAAAGGCGGTGCACCGTGGGTAAAAGAGGGCCACCGCCGAAGCCGACCGCTCAAAAGCGGTTTGAGGGCACCTATCGCAAGGATCGCGCGGCGCGCAATGAGGTGATTGCGCCACCGGGCGCGCCGGCTCAGCCCGAGGGGCTCGATGAGGTGGCGCTCGCCAAGTGGGCCGAGCTGATCCCGCTCCTCCTTGAGCGCGGAACGGTCTCGAAAGAGGACGGAGGGATCCTCGAGGCGCACTGCCGCGCCTACTCGACCTGGCGGAAGTTCCAGAGGCTGGCCGAGAAGCAGCCAATGATCAAAACGCCCTTCGGTCCGCGGGTTAACCCGGCGGCCAGCGAGGCGCGGCAGTGGGAATCCCGGCTCACGCAGACGGGAGACCGCCTCGGCCTCAACGCTAGCGCGCGCTCGAGGGTCGGGAAGCCTGACAAGCCGAAAGCCCCCACGACTGCGCGGGATGGGGTGCCGCTTGTCGGATCCGGTCTGCGCGTTCTGAATGGTGGAGCGGGCCCGAATGCTTAGGCTTCCGGCCACTCGGACCATTGGGAAACTCGAGCGCCTGGGCCTCGAGCGGCAGGAGCGCGACCTGGAGCTCGCCTACGGCGGCCGCAAGCCGCGCGATCCCCGCGACACCCACCATCCGAGCGGCCTCTGGTTCGATACGGCCGCCGGGCTCTACGCGGTCAGGTGGATCGAGAAGTTCGGGCGCCACCACAAGGGCGAGTGGGCCGGCCGGCCCCTCGTCCTGGCGGACTGGCAGCGCGTCAACATCAGCCAGATCTTCGGGTGGAAGCGGCCGGACGGCACGCGCCGATTCAGGGAAGTTTGGTGGCACACCGGCCGGAAGAACGGCAAGACGCAAGTCGCCGGCGGGGTGGGGCTCTTCCTCTTCGTGGGTGACAACGAGCCCGGTGCCGAGGTCTACACCACCGCGACCAAGAAGGACCAGGCCGCCATCTGCCACGAAGCGGCCCGCCAGATGGTCCGGCGCAGCCCCGAGCTGCGCGAGTACGTGAAGGTGCCCAAGAACAAGCTGGCCAACCTCACGGTAGACGAGACCTCGAGCTTCATGGCCATCCTGGCCTCGGACCACGGCACCCTGGACGGCCTGAACCCGCACGGCGATCTGCGCGATGAGGTGGCCGAATGGACCGCCCACGAGCTCGCCGAGGTCCTGGACACCGCCACCGGCTCTAGGCGCCAGCCGCTGAAGTTCCAGATCACGACCGCCGGCGTCTACAACGAGGAGGGCGTGGGCTACAAGAGGCACGAGTACGCTTGCAACGTCCTCAACGGCACGATCGAAGACGACTCGGTCTTTGCCTACATCGCGGCCATGGAGGAGAAGGACGATCCCTTCGACCCCTCCACCTGGTGGAAGGCCAATCCCAATCTCGAGGTCAGCCTCAAGCTCTCCTACATGGAGGACGAGGCGCGGAAGGCCCGGAACCAGCCTCGAAAGCTCAATGCCTTCCTGCAGAAGCTCCTCAACCAGTGGACTCAGCAGACCACGCGGTGGCTGTCGCCAGAGCATTGGATCGCGTGCCATCAACCAGACTTCGATGAGCGCAAGCTCGAGGGCCTCGAGTGCATCGGTGGCCTCGACCTCTCGTCCGTGTCCGACCTGACGGCTTTCGTGCTCCTCTTCCAATTGCCTGACGGATCAATCTACGCCCTGACGCGCTATTGGCTGCCGGAAGAGACGATCGAAAAGGCCACCCTGCGGGGTGACGCCTACTATGCCCAGTGGAAGGCCGAGGGCTTCCTCACGGCCACCCCCGGGAACGTCATCGACTACGACTTCATCCGGGAGGAGATCAACGCGCTGGGCAAGAAGTACCGGATCAAAGAGATTGCTTTCGACCCCTACAACGCTACCCAGACCTCCAACGACCTCCAAGCCGACGGCTTCGTGCTGGTCCTCACGCGGCAGGGCTTCCTCACGCTCTCCGAGCCCTCGAAGCTCCTCGAGGTGAAGGTGATGTCGGGGAAGTTCCGGTACCGCTCGCCCGTGCTGCGCTGGAACGGCCTCAACGTGGCGGTCGATACCGACTCCAAGGGCAACATCTGCCCGAAGAAGGACCTCAAGAGGTCGCTGAAGGTCGACGGGATCTCGGCAGCGGTGACGGGTCTCAGCCGCATCGTGGGCGAGAAGCCGGGCGACGGTTCCTACATGGACACCGAGGAGATCCTCATCCTATGAGCCGCGAAAACACAGTGGAGCTGGTGCGGGAGAGCCTCGTATTTGTCGGGGCGGCGCTGGTTTCGATTGGCGCGGGAATGGTCTATGTGCCGGCGGGCGTCATCACCGCCGGCGTGCTGATGCTCGTGGCGGGCATCGTTGGGACGGTGAGGACATGAGCCTCATTTCCGAAGTGCTGGGCGCGCGCCGCGGCGAGCAGAAGATCCTCGACGCCTCCGATCTTACGTTCGAGCGCCTGCTGGGTCTCACCCAGCCGTCAAAGGCCGGCGTCAGAGTGAACGTGGACACCGCGCTACGGCAGGCCGTGGTCTTTGCTTGCTGCCGGGTCATCGCCGAGGACGTGGCAAAGCTGCCCTTCCGGCTGCACCAGGTGACGGGCACCAAGCGTGTGGTGGCGAACAAGCACCCGCTCCACAAGCTCCTGTATCGGAAGCCAAACGATTGGATGACTCCGTTTGAGTTCATCGAGACCTTGACCTTGCACGCGGTGCTCGCGCAGGGCGGCTTTGCCTGGATCAGCCGGAGCTGGGATGGGCGGATCCTCGAGCTCATCCCCCTGCTCCCGGGCGCGGTCATCCGGCGCCCCTTTGCGCTCACCCACGAGGTCGTCTTTGACGTGAGCGACCAGAAGGGCATCATTGGAACCTTCACGAGAGACCAGATCCTCCACATCCGAGGACCCTCGTGGGATACCGCGACCGGCCTCTCCCTCGTCCAGGAGGCCCGCGAGTCCATCGGCCTGGGGATCGCCATCGAGGAGCACCAGGCCCGCCTCCACTCGAATGGCGCGCGCCCGTCCGGCATCCTGAGCACGGACAAGACCCTCACGAAGGAGGCCCGGGAAAGGCTGAAGGCGCTCTTTGCCGACGGCTTCGCCTCCGTGCAGAACGCCGGGAAGGTGCCCGTGCTGGACGACGGGCTCAAGTTCATCTCCAGCGCCATGACCAGTGTGGACGCCGAGACCCTCAACTCGAGGAAGTTCCAGATCGAGGAGATCTGCCGGACCTTCCGAGTTTATCCCCAGAAGGTGATGCACACCGACAAGGCCTCCACCTACGCCAGCGCCGAGCAGTTCAACATCCACCACGCCCTGGACACGGTGCAGCCCTGGGTCATCCGGTGGGAGCAGGCCGTCGCCCGAGACTGCCTGACGGACGAGGAACTCGACGCCGGCTATGAGCCGACGCTGGACATGCGCGCGCTGCTCCGCGGGGACTCGACGGCTCGGGGCAACTACTACAAGAACGGCATCCTTGACGGTTGGCTCACCCGGCAGGAAGCGCGGATCGATGAGGAGCGCGACCCGATCCCCGGCCTCGATGTTCCTCTGATGCCGCTCAACATGACCGACGGCACCAAGCCGCCGGCGCCTCCTGCCGCCCCGGCCCCGCCGGGCGCTCCCGGGACCACTGGGAAGCCTACGACGCAGCCAGCGGTAGGCGACGGGGCCAAGGTGCCCGACCTGGTGCCAGCGGCGGCTTGACGGTCTCACGCTGCCACGTATGCGGGCCTCCTAGGGTGACCCAGGAGGCTCGCCGCCGTGAACGACATCGAGAGGAAGAGGCTAGCCAAGCCCTTCAAGGTCACCGCGGCCGAGGATAAGGCCCGGACGTTCCAGGGGCATGGGTCGGTTTTCGACGACCCGCACCCGACGAGCTCGTGGCGTCTATCCTCCGATTACCAGGACATCGTCCGCCCGGGCGCCTTCAAGAAGGCGCTGGCCGAGCACAAGAAGGCCGGCACCGTCCCTGCGATGTTCTTCAACCACGACTGGGATCACGTCGTGGGTTGCTACACCAGCGTGAGCGAGGACGGGGACGGCCTGGCGGTGGAGGGAAAGATCGCCTCTTCCGCCCGCCAGCCCACCGGCGAGGACCTCTACGAGCTCGTCTCGATGGGCGCTCTCAACGGCCTTTCGATCGGCTTCACCGCGACCAAGTTCAAGGTGGACGAGAAGGCGAAGACCCGCGAGCTGCTCGAGGTCACGCTCCCTGAGGTCTCGTTCGCCACCATCCCTGGCCAAAACAGCGCGCGGATCACCGACGTGAAGAACGCGCGGCCTGACCAGCTCAAGCGACTCATCGAGGAGGCCCTGCGAGAGGCCGGGCTTTCCAGAAGCGAAGCAAAGGCGTTCATCGCCGACGGTTTCAAGGGCTTCTTCTCCCTGCGCGACGCTGAGGACGAGGGGCTGAAGGCAGCAGAGCAGATCGCCGCCATGGTTCGCGGCGTGCTCCCCACCGCACTCTAGGAGAAACCACAGATGACCCCGGAAGAGATCGTCAAGCAGGCCACCGAAGAGATGAAGAAGGCCTTCGAGGACTTCAAGACCATCCACGCCAAGGAGCTCGCCGAGGTAAAGGCGAAGGGTGACTCCGCTGGCGACATCAAGGAGCAGCTCGCGAAGGCCAACGCCGCGATCGACGTCGCGGAGAAGAAGCAGCAGAAGGCGCTGGACGAGATCGAGAAGAAGCTCAATCGCCTCGAGCTCGGCGGCAAGGGACTCGGCGAAGAGCCCGAGGCGAAGGCGAAGCGCGAGCGGAAGGCTGCCTTCTTCAAGAGCCTCCGCATCCGCCCCGAGCAGAAGCTCTCCGATGAGGAGCAGAAGGTCCTGGTGGTCTCCAGCGACCCGGCCGGTGGCTCGCTCGCCCCGCCCGAGTACGTCCAGGAGATCATCAAGGCGGTCGTGCTCGTCTCCCCGATGCGCGGGATCGTGAACGTCCGGTCCACGAGCGCGGGCGAGGTCCAGATCCCGAAGCGCACCCAGACCGCCGCGGCCACTCGGACCGGTGAGATCTCGACCCGGGCCGAGACCCAGAACCCGCAGTGGGGTCTGATGAAGATCCCGGCTCCCGAGATGTACGCGGAAGCTCGGATCACCTGGGCCGACCTCGAGGACAGCGCCTTCGATCTCGAGGGGCTGCTCACCCAGGAGTTCGCCGAGCAGTTCGGCGTCAAGGAAGGCCAGGAGGTCATCTCCGGCAACGGCGTGGGCCAGATCCTCGGCTTCCTCGACGCCAACGCGGCTGGCCCGAGCACGCCGATCGCCTACACCCCGTCCGGACAGGCAGCCACCATCGCCGGCGCCGCGGCTGGGTCCGCCGGCCAGGGCGATCCGCTGGTCACCCTGTTCCATGCGGTGAAGACCGCCTATGCCAACAACGGCCGGTGGGTGCTCAACCGGAAGTCCCTCGGCAAGGTCCGCATGTTCAAGGACACCACGGGCCAGTACCTCTGGCAGCCGGGCGTCGGGCAGTCGGGCACCCTCATGCAGGGTCTTGCTCCGACCATCCTCGGCGCGCCGTACACCGAGGCGCCGGACATGCCGGACGAGGCCGCCAACGCCTTCCCGATCGCCTTCGGCGACTGGAAGCGGGCCTTCACCATCGTGGACCGGATCGACATGGCCGTCACCCGTGACCCCTACACGCTCGCCTCCAGCGGGCAGGTCAAGATCTTCGCCCGTCGGCGCGTCGGTGGCCAGGTGGTCCTCGGCGAGGCCCTGATGCTGCTCAAGTGCGCCACGTCGTAGCCGACGCCGGCGACGGGAGCTGAAGAAGCGAACCCCCTTCCAGTGGCGAAAGAGAGCAGACAATGAATTTCCAGGATCTCGCAAACAACATCGCGACTCGGCCCGGTTGGGCGGGCGCGACCATCAACACCAACACCGACACCGTCTCCACGGTGGTCATCGATACCCAGGGCTTCGAGTCGGTCGCCTTCGCGGTCTACTCGGGGACCTACACCGACGGCACGTACGTCCTCAAGATCATGGAGTGCGACAACTCCGACGGCACCACCGGTGCCACCGAGGTTCCCGCCTACCAGGTCCAGCAGCAGTTTGGTGCGGCGGGCTCGAACCTCGTCAAGAAGGTCGGGGCCGACACCACCAAGCGGTACTGCACCCTGAAGATCACCAGCACGGGCACCACGACCGGCTGCGTGTTCAAGGGCGCGGTGGCGCTGCTCGGTGGCGCGCGCAACTCGCCGGTGGCCTAGCACCAGCTCCTGGCTCGGGGCGGTCCTCCGGGGCCGCCTCGAGCTCGGTAGCGGAGCCACGACGTGAAGATCCTGATGCTCTCGACGCAGCACGGCTCGCCGGACGGCGCACGGGTTCACGTGTACCGCGAGGGTGAGGAGTACGACCTGAGCTCGACTCCGGGGGAGCGCGACCTCGCCGCGGTCTTCGTGCGCGAGGGCTGGGCCGCGACGGACGAGCAGTCCCCCACCACCAAGCCGAAGGCACGGAGGAAGTAGATGGGAACGCCTGCCGCCGGGTGCCTGGCTGCCATCGAGGACCTCAAGACGGTGCTCGGGCCAACGCTCGGCGGCGGAGCCTATCAGGACGACGACTTGACCCGCGTGATCCAGGCGGCCAGCGCCGAGTTCAGCAACCAGACGGATCGCAACCTCGCCAAGCATGACGTGGTGGAAGTGCGCCTTACGGGTCCGTGCAAGACGCAGACGCCGTTCCTGGTCCCAGAGGAATACCCTGTCATCTCCGTTTCGGACGTGCAGATCGACGGGACGAGCATCACCGCGGCGGTCCTTCCTGACGACACCGGCTGGCGCCTGGTGAACGGCGTGATCTACTTCACCGGGGTCTGGTGGACGCCGGGCACGCTGTACCAGCTCACCTACTCGGCCGGCTACGACACGATCCCCAACGACATCCAGCAGGCCGTCCTGGAGATGTGCTGCCTGAAGCTCACGGACCGGAACCACTGGGGCAAGCAGTCCGTCGCCATGGGGGGAACCTCCGTCAGTTTCCTCCCGAGCCTGCTCCCGCAGTCGGTGAAGGGCGTCATCAACAACTACCGAGCGGTGCGGCCGTGAGTTCGGTCACCAGGGAGTTCTACACGAAGCTCTGGTCCTTCGACTCGGCCTTCCGCTCCCGCATGGCCGCGGCCGTGGCCACGCAGACGGATCTGCTCTACGGGAGGGCACTGGGGCGCCTGGAGAGCGTGCTGCACGCGCGCTCCAACAAGACCTTCAACTCGATGGAGAAGGCCACCTTCACGACCTCGAGGGGCAACCCCCTGGGCAAGGTCTTCTCCGACTACTACATCGCCCGGTTCTACGAGTTGGGCTTTGGCGGGTACGAGGGCCAGGTGCGGAGCTATCCGCGCCGCGTCTCGGTTGTCAACCAGACCGATCGCGTGCGTGGCGCGGTCCGGGCCCAGCTGAAGTGGACCAAGAAGCACGGCGGGACGGTCACCGTCCCCGCGGGGATGACGATCGTCAAGGCCTACACCCGGAAGATGAGGTGGATCCAGCTGGCGTTCCTCGCTCCCGCCCTGGACGACCAGCGCTCGCAGATCCGCGCGGCCTTCGAGGCTGCAGCGCACGGGGGCGCCTAGATGCTCCAGCGCAAAGCCATCATCGCCGCTGTACTTCAGCGCATCGACGACAAGTGCTCCCTGGTCAAGACGGTGCTCCCGACACCGGTGCTGCCGCAGGACGTGACGGAGAACCTGCTGCCGGTAGTGGCCGTCCTGGGCTACACCCAGCAGACCAAGACGCGCCCCACCGAGCCTGCCATCTACGTGCTCGAGCTCATGGTGGCCGCAATCATCTCCGGCGTGAGCCCCAAGGACGTCGTCAACAACACCTCTGACCTGGTCGACCAGGTCCACGCCGCCTTCGAGGCGAGCTCGGGCGAGGCCACTACCGACGACAGCCCTTTCACGAACCTGGGCATCCCTGGCGTGACGGAAGCCAGGGTGAGCGGCAACGTCGTTGTAGCCCTTGACGTCCTCGGCGATTGGGGTGGCCGAGCCTGCGCAACTCTCCCCATTCAGGTGACTGCAATCCAAACGGCTTGAACAGGAGAAATTGACAATGTCCATCCCACTTCCTTTGACCGCTCGCCGACTCTTCAACACCGGGGACGTCTACTTCATGGGCCGGAAGATCGGCAACGTCACCAACTGCGAGGTCGACTGGGCGTACACCCTCGTGGAGCACAAGTCGGAGATGCTCGTCACCCTGGCCCAGGCCTACTCGGAGCTGAAGGTCTCGGCGAAGGCCGATGCCGGCACCTTCGACGGCGGCCTCCTCGCCAGCTTGCTGAGCACCACTCCCTCCAGCGGTCAGCACCAGCAGTACACCGAGACGATGGGCAGCGCGGGCACCACCTACACCGCGACCCACGGCGCCACCTACGCCCTGTCCCTCCAGGTCGTCGACGCCACCGGCGCCGTCATGACCCAGGTGCCCTCGGGCCCGGCCGCTGGCCAGTTCAGCGTCACCGCCGCGGGCGTCTACACCTTCGGCACCAGCGCGGTCTACACCGTCACCTACGATGCCTCGGTGGCCGGCACGGGGAACACCATCCACGTGGCGAACAGCCTGCAGGGCCTCGCTCCAACCTACGCCGTGGAGTTTTACAACACCACCGGCCCCGGCTCGGTGGGGGTGAAGCTCTACGCGGCGGCCTGCCCCAAGCTCGCGCTGGCCTTCAAGGCTGGGGCCTTCGTGGCCACCAAGCTGGAGTTCCACGTCCAGGACGACGGGTCGGGCAATACGTTCGACTTCTACTACGTCTAGGACTCCATGCCCCAGATCCTCAAGAGGCTCCTGCAGCGCGCCGGGGTCCTCCGGGTCGACCTGGACAAGGAGATCCAGGCCCTCACCCTGGGGTCGATGCACGAGCTGACCTCGGCCGGCCACTTCGACGCCGTCTTCGACCTGATGAAGGCCGGAGGCGGCGCCGACACCAAGACCACCCTCCGCGCGACGGAGGCTCTGATCGCCATCCTCGCCCACGCCCTCAAGCGAGACGAGGGGTGGATCAAGGGTCACGTGAAGAACACGGCCGCGTGGAGGCTCCTGGGGAAGGTGTTGGCGCTGAATGCCCTTGCGGGAGGCGGCGGAAGCCCAAACGCACCAAGCCCCAGCCCGACGACTGGGGCGCCTTCATCGGGGAGCTCGTCTACGCCACCGGGTGGTCCCTCGAGCTCGTCCGAGGGCTCACCATCCGGGACATAGAGCCCCTCATCCTCTACCGACGTCGCGTGGGAGGAGTCCAACAGGAGGAAGACGAGGCCATCGAAGGTCCCAGCACCGCCGAGGAGGCTGAGGCCCTTGCAGCGCTCTTCGGGAAGCAGGTCATCAGGAGAAAGCCTTGAGCGACATTCAGGTAACGATCGGGGCAGAACTGGACGGGCTCCATCAGGGCCTGGACGACGCCTCCGAGATGACCGAGAAGGCCGTCAAGGGCATGGAGCGCGGGCACCGCGCCGCGCACCTGCTGGCCGAGGGCATTCAGGAGATCGGCGGCGTTTCCAAGCTGGCCGGTACCGCCATCGGGGACATGCTGGCTGGGTTCGCCACCGGTGGCGTAATGGGCCTGGCGTTTGGCGCCGTCAATGCTCTGGTTCACGGTCTCAAGTCGATCCACGAGGAGGCGGCCAAGGAGGTCCGCTTTGAGATCAAGGGCCTCGAGGACAGCCTGGCCTCGGCCAAAAAGATGGAGGTCGAGATCGAGAAGATCAACTTCATCAAGGCCGGTGGCACCGCCGCCCAGTGGGAGGCTCAGCACAACTCCGAGGCCATGGAGGTCGAGCTCCAGAAGAAGCGCCAGGAGCGCGAGGAGGAGTATCAGAAGCTGAACAAGCGGGGCCGCCTGGAGGAGATGGAAGCCCAGGTCGCCATGGCGCGCACGACCGAAGCCGCTGGCAGCCTGAAGCTGGAGAGCATGGAGCGCATGCTCGCCGCGGCGCGCACCCCCCTCGACAAGCTCGACGTCCAGATACACGACCTGGAAAACGGTCTGGCGACCCT